CCAAGTTTTTTCCATCATTGACTCCTGTTTAAAAATTAAATGTTAGTCTTGTTTTGCAAGGTTTTGTATTAGGACTTACCCTAATCCAAGCATTCTTTTATGCAAACGTCTACTCCTGAAACACTTGAATAAACCTTGGAAACATGGATGTTCACGATCTGCGAATCATCCTTGTAAACAACTCCATTCATAGCGTCTTCTACACTTTTAAGCACATTGGATGCATCTGGCTTCTTAATTGGCTTCTCTAAGCCGTTTAAACAGGCTTCTATGCGCTTTTTTGGCAAAGACTTAGGAATTGGCGCACGAATGTACAAATACAGCGTTACAGGGGTTTCTAAGGGTTCGCTACTTCCCATTGCTTCTATTGCGGCTTCTTTGATTAAAGACTCATAGTTTCTTGTTTTGTCAGGGGTGTAAGTTTGGACAAAGTTTCCACGTTTGGCATACCTTGCTCTTTGTTTGCCAACAGGGTCAGCGTCTACCTTAAAAGTGACCATAAAGCTCATTTCAGGATTCTCCATGCTGTTGCTGCACACAATGGGACTTGTCCATTGCCAATGGCTTTAAGTCTGTCCACCCTAGAGGCCACCCCATGAGCCACTCGACCCACGTTGGGTTCAGTTGACCACCATTTCCTGCTCCCATTAGCCGAGCCTCTTCGATTGTTGTGTTTTTGTTCAACAAATCCCAACTCCCACTCCCGCCACACATCCCCTTTGTCCGAGGTGTAGGCCAAGTTAGAACCGCTGTGCTGAGACTCGTTTGAGTGCCTTTCTTGCCCTCCCTGCGAATCTGTAGACCCTGCCTGGCCTCGCTGTGAACTGGTGTTGGCCAATTTGCCGACAATCCACATTCTGTCTCTCTGGTGTGGGGCATTAACATCGGCTGCTCCCATAACAGTCCATTTACAGTCATACCCCATTTGGGTAAGGTCTCCAATGACTCTAACTCCTCCTCTAGTAGTGAGCATTGGGGAGTTTTCCACAAAGACGTACTGTGATCGTACTTCGCCAACCACCCGTGCCATTTCTTTCCACATTCCGCTTCGTTCCCCATCGAGTCCATCACCCTTTCCTGCGGCAGAAATGTCCTGACAGGGAAATCCACCTGAGATGACATCGACTTTTCCTGCCCAAGGCTTCCCATCGAATGTTTTAATGTCGTCCCAGATAGGGAATCTAGGTAAGAGTCCATCAGCTTGCCGTTGCAGTAAAACTCTGCGTGGGTAATCTTCGATTTCAACGGCTGCAACAGTTCTCCATCCGAGCAAATGTCCTCCAAGGATTCCCCCTCCAGCTCCCGCAAATAATGCCAACTCATTCAATTTGTCCTTCTTTCATTTGACGCATATAAAACCTGACCCGATCTCTTGCTCCAGTTCCATAGATTCTTTCGCAACGCTCAAGCCTGGCACGAACAAAATCGTTATCTCTGTTTGTTTGCCAAGTTCGGAATATCTCCCTTGCTTCGGCTTTCTCAAGAACAACTCTGTCGCCCTCATTGGATATGTTTTTTCGGCTGTATGCCATAGGGGTTTACTCTAGGTCGCCAGTAAGCTCTAAGGCTTTGTTTATCAGATGGAGAGGGTAAGGAACACCCTCCTTAACCTTGTCTAGTAGTCTCATTGCGTCATGGTGCGACATCAGAATTCAAAGCCTCTCTGACAATTGTTTTTTCATGGTTAAAAATTGTCTCAAATTGATGGAGTGAAAGGTACATGACCATTTCTTCACCATCTAATCTTTTTTGCGTGAAACTTACAAATCCATCGCCTGTTCCTGCGACTATTGTTTCGTATTCTGCGGGTAAGTAAATCGGCATTTTTATTTCCTTAGTTCAGCTAATCTTGCTCGGATATGTTCAGGCATCGGGGCGGCTTTTTTTCTGTCAGCATCAATCTTTGCCAAGGCAGGATCAATTTGCACTTCAACTTTGATCCCGAATGATTCAGGAATCTCAGCCCCATCCCATCTTTGTTGGTTCAGATAGACCAAAGGTGCAGGAATAAAAGCACCATCGTCTTTTCTCCAAGCATCGGTTGTTTTCATCCACTCAATGTGCTTAATGATCTGATCTGCACAAGTCTCACAGTAGTACTTTTTCCACTTTACGAGACAAGAAGACTTACCGCCTTTTCTTATTGACTTAGGCCATGCTGCCCAGAATCTCTCAAAGTTGTCCATGTCCATCCTTTTTTAAATGATCCATAACAATAAACAACTTCTCCATATTTGTTAATCCGTACTTTCCCTATATATGCTAGTTCAGTTCAGTCGGGTTCAAATTGGCAAATACTCACCTAATCCTGAGTTAACAAGATTAGTGAGTACCTATGCTAGTTTCAGACAAGTCTGGGACGAACATTGGGCTATACCTTACTGATTGCATAGCTTGCAGGATTACACGCCTCAGAGCGTCCTATCTGCCCGTTCCTGCATCCCTTGCGGGTCACTCATGTGGGCTTGGCTTGGGATAGTTCCCCCGTTGCCTCTCAACACAGTTACGGCGGCCTTACGAGCGGTCTACCTGTGTCCAGTCTCTAATGGCTAGGTTCTGAGTCCTACTTTACTTGCAGCTAACTTTGGTCTGCAATCCTTACAGTCCCCAAAAGCAAAAACCCCTCAAATAACTCTGGTGGTCTTGGCTCTTGGCGAGAGCAACAGCAAACGAATGACGCTAATCAAAAGTTCACTTGCCGTCTGACAAGACCACCACAGATATCTGAAGGGTTTAACTAATTAGCGTCACTCGTCTGATGCCACTCAGACGAATTGGATTATACACAAAACAATAAGATGTCAAGAAGTTTTTTTAAATAAATTGATTATTTGTGATCTCTTTTGCAGGTTTTGGTCTGCCAAGCAATCTTTTAGCTTGAGCATTCATCACAGCGTACTCTGATTTACTGAAGATTCCTTTAGCGTTCCTGATGTCAAAAGGGTTCAGCAAGCAACGAGGCTCATCATTGACAACTTTTTGAGCCTCAATCATGTGTGGTTCAAGGGTGTACCTGGCAACTCTGTAGCGACCAACTTTGACCTCTTCTGTGGTTAGATCACCTTTGTATCTCAACTTCTTAGCTGTGGACAATACAGAGGATTTAGGCATCCCTGTTAGATCGCAGACTTCTTGTGAAGTAAGTGGCCCATTCTGTAGAGCTTTAATGATCATGGCTTGGGTCATTTGAAAAGGTTCTCCAAATTGATTTTTCGGTTTAGATGTAGTTCTAGCGTTCTAGCAAGCAAGGCTGTCATAGAGGCGTGTAAGTCCTCTGAATCGGTTGTGTAAGCATCTGCCATTGTTTGAGAGTACCCAAGCAAGGCTTCAGCGCATCTTTGTTCAAGTATTTCAACGTGCATAAGAAGAAGGAAGTAGGTAGAAGGACTATTAGTTAATAGGACAAGTCTTTTCAGATTAGCATAGAAAAAAGTGCTGTCTATTAGGGTAAATCCTAGTATAAAAGGCTAAAAAGGTGTGGCACATTAGCGGTGTGGGCAGTAAATAACCCACATTTTTGATAAACAAATAGGAGTGAATATGAAAAACGAATCAGCATTTCCGTGGGCTATTGACGATGGTCAAAAAATCGTTAGCAATAAAGGCATGACTCTGCGTGATTACTTTGCTGGACAAGCTCTTTCTGGGGGTCTTGAGCAAGGTGTTGAGAATGACATGAATCTTGGTTGGTGGCATCAACCTTCAAAGGTTGCACAAAGGGCGTATGCAATTGCAGATGCAATGCTTAAAGCAAGGTGCGAATAATGCCGATTCTTAATGGAAAAAAGGTCGTAGACCTAGAAGTAGATGGGGTAGATAGCAGAGATTATCCAGACTTCTCTGATGCCTACTTCTCAGGTGGATGCTATGAAGATGGAACACCATTGACAGAAGATGAGTTAAACAAGCTCACCGATCTAGCAGGTGATGTTCTATGGGAAATGGCTTTCGATAGGCTCACATGAAATCACTATTTCAGACCTATTTGGAAGAGTTTTCTGACATTAAATAC